TTGCTGAAATAATGAGTAAACGAAGTAAAGTAACAGATATATATGGTACTGGCACAGACGCTACAAGATGGTCTAAAAAACTTATAAAACAATCTGATGATAGTACAAAGTTTTGGGGTAAAGATAATGATTGGGATATTGGTGGATCATCCAAGGGCCATACTTTACCAGAAGGACAAGAGGTTTATCTTAAAGGAACTGACTGGACTGATAACGAGTCTATGTTGGTTGCAGCAATGAAACAGCCTTTAACAGAATTAACTAACACATACACAGGTACAAGTGATTTATTCTTACAAAAAGATGGAGATGGTCAAATGTGGCTTGGTGAAGACGACCCACTAGAGAATGATTGGGTTAGACTACAATTAGGATCTAAAGGTCCTGAAGTATTAATTGAAGATGAATGGATTCCTATTGGGGAAGCTATAGATGATTTACATAATGAATTTGGCTCATAAGGAGATATAATGGCAGGTACTGGAATACAATTCGGAGGTGGTCAACAAGAGATGATTACCCCTCAAGAAAGACAATTAAAAAACGAACGTACCAGAGTTTCTAGTATGATTAAGGATTTTGAATTAAATCCTAAAAATTATACTCCTCAAATGATTGCGTCTTTAGAGCGTATGGCTTCACAATATGGAGTAACATTTAATAGGCCTAGAACTACTGATACAGCTGGTATAGCTGCAAAAACAGGTGCGTTTTTAGGTGGTGTGGTCGATTCAGTATTACTTGATTTTATACCTGACTCATGGTATTCATCTGATAGAACTAATTCAGCCAAGAATTGGGGTAAAGGTGTCGGTACTGTAGGATCTATTGGTCTTACATTAGGAGGAGCCGCTGCCGCTAGAGGTGCATTAGTTGCAGGTAAAGCAGGAGCTAAAGCTATAGCAAATAAACAAGCAGCTAGAATAGCAGGTAGAACTAAAACTTTAAAAGGCCAGCCAGCTAAACCATTTACAGAAAAAGTTCCTGGTAACTCAGCTCAAAGAAGAAAAGCTAAAAGAGAATTTGATAGACAGCCTGAAAATAAAGGTACTCCAGATAGACAATATTCAAATATAGAAGACGCTCCTGGTAAAGTGGGAAAACAATTTGATAATGTTGACCCAGAAACTATAAGAAATGTTGCAGAAAATTTAGGAGAAGGGGCTACTAAAGCAGGTGAGGCTTTAGGTTTAGGTAGTGCTCCTGGGGCATTAGCAAACTATGCTAAGAATAATATAACAAAAGGTTTAAGAGATATAGGCCAGGCAAGTGGTTGGAAGTTTGCTCAAAAACAATTAACAGATGACATTATAGGCGCGGTAAATGGAGTAGGTGGAAAAACAGTTGGTAATGTAACTGAACTTATTGGAAACCATAAACTAACTCCTGAGCAAATAAAAGAGATAAGTAAAGCAATTACTAATAAGTATGGTACAAAATCTGTAGGTAAAACATTATTAGCTGAAGTTAAGGGTTCTGGTGCGAGCTTTACATCTGCTTCTTCTGATGAAATATTAAAGTTTGTTGATGCTATTGGGAATAAGAGTAAAATTACTACTACTAACTTAGAAAGCATTAAAACAACATCTAAACTTTCTGCTAAGAAGATTAAAGAAATTGCTGAAGAATTGAAGAAGAGTGAAATAGATAACTTAACTGATGCTAAGAAATTCTTAATCAATTCAACTAAAACACCAGAAGTCAATTACTTAGAATTAGCTAAGAATACAGACTTATTAAAAGGTGCCGCAGCTGCTGGAGCATCTGTACAACCTATAACAGGAGCCTTTGGTTTGACTGGAGGCTTGACTCGAGGTAGAGATGAACAGATTGATGATATGTACGATCCTTTAAACGTACAAGGTTAAAATGGAGTATAAATGGACGAACTTGATAGACTGGACCAGGTTGCTGGTTTTGACCCATTCTATGATGAAGAAGCTACAAAACGGCTTCTAGACACATATTACCAAGTTCCTCATACATTTGATGATAATTTAAAGACGCAGTTATTTGATCACGCGGCTTTTTATAATATCCCCTTAGAACAACAACAGGTTCAAAAGCCTGAAGATGATGATTTTAATCTTCTAAGAGGTATAAAGCAAATGGGACAAGGATTTGTCTCTGGCTTTACAACATTTAATGTAGGGGAGCCTACTAACAATGAATATGAACGTATTATGCGCTCTATTGGTTCATTAGGTGGTTTCCTTGGATACGTTCCTGCAGCTCCATTAAAAGCAATGAAAGCCTTTCAATTAGCCAATATGGCTAGAGCCCTGAAAGGTAACTCAGTCCCACTATATATATCTAGAAAAGCAACTGAACAGGCTGGTAAAGTAGCATCAGGTATACTTGATACTGCAAAGACTGCTAAAGCTGGTGCTTTTAAAGATGTAGCAACATTCTTATCAAAAGACCAGGCTAAACACGTAGCAGAGGGTGCATTTAATTTAGGTGTAGCATCTGGTGTCGGTTCTTGGCAGTATGGTATAAATGAGGCTCTTAAATCAGTAGCATACGGTGCTACAACTGGTGGTGTATTTAGAGGTCTTTCTAATATGATAAATAAAGGGGGTATACCAAAACTTGATCAAGCGACAGGTAGGTACGTATATACGGCTTCTCAAAATGAGGATAGAATCTTACGTGCAGCAGCGTCATCATTATATGACGGACTCCAATCAACGATGCGTGGAGAAACAACGCCAGAGCAAATCTACTCATACCTCTTAGGTGCATATTTTGGTGCTAATGAAACGACTGCTGGACAAGATAGAGCAATGAAGTTTGTTAATAAAGTTGAAAAACAGGCTCAAACAAGTGCTAAAGAATTGAAAAGATTAAATCCTGATGATGGAAAAGCTTTTACGAAGGATGCATTAGTTTATGACCCTAGGTTAGTTGATGGATATAACGATTTACCTAAAGATGTTCAAGAGTCAGTTGTCCATACTATTGCAATGAGACATGGTACTTTAGGTGCTCAAGCTGCAATGGCAGGTAAAACTTTAGAAGGTATACAAGATGCTATTGAACTTGATATAGCTAATGTATTAATAGATGATTCTGTGAGAAAAACTCAGATAGAAAATGAAGCTGTAAAAGGTAATGTAAGAACATTAGATAAAGTTGATGCTGAAACTATTAGGCGTAATAAAGAAGAAATATTCTTAACAGAGACTGATTCACAATGGATTAAAACAAAGAAAGGTTTGAAGCCTTTAAGTGGTCCTAAATTACAAGATAATGAATTAAAACTACCTTTAGGTGGTATGCAAGATGAAGACCTTAGAATTAATAAAAAACTTATTAATGATTCATTAAAGCAGTTAGAGGACGATTCTCGTACTGTTGCTATTGATAAGAACCTTTTATTAGACTTTGATAATAGGGCTCCAGAGACTTCAAAGCACCTTAGACAACAAATAGTTAAACTTCAATTAAATAAAGATAAAGCTGAGCAAAGATTAGAAGCAGCTGATAAAATTAAAAGTCGTGCTGATGTAGATCATGACCCTGACGCAACAGGTGATACTGAATTTGAGTTGTCTGAAATTACTATTGAAAAGAAATCTAATGCATTTGTAGATAGGTATTTGTCTGATTTATGGAAAAAAGATGATGCTCCTGATGTTATAGGGGGTATTAGAAAAGACGCCAGTAAAAAGGTTAGAAAAATATTAAATGATAATGTTGTATTAGATGATTATGAAGGTTTTATAAAAAAAGTAAAAGAAGAACCTAGCTTTGATACTGTATTTGGTAAAAAGGAAATTGGAGAAGAGGCTCAAGGTGAGTTAAGGCAGTTATTCTTAAGACAGGTTCAGCAAGTTAAATCTCCTCATTTATCCATACAGATACACGGCCAGGGAGGTGGTAACAGAGGTATCCAATTAGTTGGTATGAATAAAGCTGGTAAAAATGCTGCTAATAATATTAAATCAATTGGTGAGTCTGAAAAATTAATTGAATCAGTTTATAAAAAGCTATATAAAGAAGAGACAGGTAAAGATTTTAATGATAGGTCTCTTGCGGTTATAGATCACGTTGTTAAGCAAGTTAATGGTAGAAAACAAGAAATAGCATTAAAAGACTTAGGTAATAAGAAATGGTGGTCAGGTACTACTGCTTCTAAACCTAAATATATTAAAGATGCTGTAAATAGAACTATTGGTTCTGCTTTAAGGCAAGCTGACGATGCAGGTTATTATTACAATGGTGGTAAAGGCGATACTGGTAAGATGTATTTGTATAAGTACCATCCAGCGATTGATAAACTTACCAATAATGATATATCTAAAAAAATAGCCAAGACTAAAGAGTTATTTAAAAAGAGTGATCCTGATGCAGCCGATGCTTATGAAGAGTTAAAGAAAAACTTTGTTTCTAAGTATGTCACTACAACACGAGGTAAGAATGAGTTTAAAAGTTTTGGTACTAAAAAAGAGTTAGAAGATTATTTTGACAAATCATTCTTATCTAATATTGAATATGATAAGGCTTTATATGGTATTGACGAGTCGAACTTAATTGACTTAGTTAAAGACCCTAAAACTGGAAAGACTAAAGAGGTTCCAATCACTTTTGAAGAGTGGTTAGCAAACAATTCTTCTATCAGAGATGCTAAAGGTTTTAATAAAAGAAATCAAATATGGCTAACAGATGGTTTTGAGCTTGATAACAATTACTTTAAAAGTGAATATAAAAGAATGGGTGGAAGAATACCTATTGAAAATGACCAGCTTAAATTTAGGTTATATGAAGACTCTGAAGTAGATGGATTAACTTCAAATGACCCCGCTTTATTATATACTGAAGCATCAGATGGTCAGATATTAATTGAAAAAAGCGTCTTAGATGCTATAAACAAAGCATATGGCCATCCGTATTCAGGTCAAAATAAAGCTTTCTTAGTTGATAATGACCCTAAGCATGGTGCTTTATTAGGTAAAATGATGTTCCATAAAGCATCTGATAAAGCAAGTAAGTGGATGAGGGACAATAATATACATATGTTAGTTCCTAAGTCTGCAGCTAAAGAGTTTGGTTCTCGTAAAATTGGTAATTTAAAAGTCAATGACGATCTTACTGTAGATTATAAAGGTGGAGAAGATTATGGTATGAATATATCTGCCATAAAAGGTTCTTTATCTGAAAAGCAGACTCAACATATGTTAGATCCACAAAAGATTCCTAAACAGCTAATGTCAAATCTAATACCTCATAGTTGGAGTGAGATTGACCAGGGGACAATTGATAATTTCTTTAAAGATATAATAGGTGAAAAGCATTTAGGGGAAACAGAGTGGAATAATAAGGTTTTAGAAACTTTAGACTCTGAAGTTATAGACCCTAGAGATGAAGCTGATATACTTAGAAATTTAGACAAGGTAGGCCTAGATGTTGTTGTAGATGCTATTAAAAACAACAATCATCCACAATTTGTAGCAAAGCTATACCAGAAAATTCTTCATTCTAATACAGATAATCTAAAATTACAGTATGAAGAGGGTGAAATTGAGTCCCCAGAATTTAGAGAAGCTATGGCTGAGGCTAAAAATTATACTAGTGTTATAAATCGTATGATGACAGTATATCCCGACCTTGCAATATTTCTACATAAAGACGTTAGAAATTATTTACAAGCAGCTATGAGAAACTTTGTTGTCAATAGAGTTATTAGGCCTAAGTGGGACTACTCTGTATCAGTAAGAATGAGAGGGTATGATCCTTGGATAGCTAAAGAGCTTCCTGATATGGGAATGGATATGACTCCTGGAAGAAAAGGTATTGTTAAAGATAGAGCATATTTAAAAAGTGAGTATGGTGTTGAGAATCCAGACCAATTATTTTATCTAGATAACGCTTATGCAGACGTTGAGTATGATGTTAGTGATTTATTTGTTGGTGCTAAAAAGAACAAGAAGATGAAGCTAAAAGACATTTGGGCTCAAAGAGACAAGCCTAAAGTTAAAGAGTTCTTTAAAACTATATCATTACGTGTGCCTATGGATAGTATATCTGGTGCTCATGAGCTAGCTTTTGCAGGCTTTACAGGTATTGATGGCCATGGAGCTATATTCCATCCAAGAACAATGAGAGCTTTAGGTGGTGCTGACCTTGATGGTGATAAAGCATTTGTTATGTTTGGTATGAAAAAAGAGTACAGAGATATGTATCATAAAAACAAAGATGAGTTTAAAGACCCTGATACATTAATAACACAAGATAACAAAACAGCTAACATTTCTTTAGTAGGTAAAAGTATTTTAGCAGATATGTTGAATCCTAAAGATACACACGATGCCAGAATATTAGACTTAATAGCTAAAAATCAACCTATATCATATAGAGATTTATTTACCTTAACTAATGATGGTGGAAACAATGATTCTTATAAGTCGTTTATTAGTAAGTATACACCAGAAGCTAGAATGGATATATCTAATAAAGCGGTAACTGGTCGTGATCAATTAGGTCCTGCAGTTGTTGCTAAACAAATACTTAATGCATCTTATGACGCTATTAAAAACAATCCTGTTCAACGTTATGTTAATAAAGATGGTAAAATTTTAACTAGGGCTCAATATGATGGACTTTCTAAAACAGGTAAAAAACTATGGAAAGAAGACAATAGAGAGTCTTTAATATTTAAGTTATATGGTGATGATAATGAGTATGAAATATTCTTAGAACCTCGTACATCAAAAGAAGAGTTAGCATTTTCAAGAGAAGTATCTAGGGCGCAGATAGCATTTGGTTCTGATCCACTTGATGAACTTGGTTTAACAGGGGCAAATCATTTTTACGACACCTTGTTCCATAGTTTATTTAAGATAGACTGGAATGGTAATGAAGGAATTAAAACACAATTTAGTCCTACATTCAATGCTAAAGGTGGAACTATAGGAACTTTTAGAAATTTCAATAGAGGTTATTTTTCAAGGAATTTCGACCAAAATAGAAGGTTCTATAATCACGAGATTAAAGAGTTTGCTGATAAGATTCAATTCTTAGAAGATAATCAAAAAGGTAATATGTTATCTAAAATGGTTGAAGTTTTACAGCCACTTGACTATTCAGATGATATAGCTGGACGTATTGACCCTGAAAAATTAAAAGATAGATATGCTGCTCATGAAAAATTAGCAGTTGAGTTGAAAGCAATTAATGATGCATTTGAAAGAACTGATAAAAAGACTCAAAAGAAAATAAGAGGGCTTTTAGGAAGAACTAGCTTTAGGTCCATTCAATCTACAGTATCTCAAAAAGTTATGGGGCAAGAGTTATATAGACTATCTAAAAGACAAGAGTTGTCAGAAAATGAAACGATGTACAGAGATTTCTTTAAGGATTTAGGTGGTAGATGGGATTCTAACTACTTTAAAGCACATAGCTTTCCTTGGGAGCATACATCTTATTTCAATAAGAAGGGCACCAAAGAGTTAGATCATGTTAAATATGATAGAGCAGTTGATAATGTTTGGAACTTTAGGTCTGATTCTGTAAGTAAAGTTTATAGACAAGGGACAGACTTTATTCAAAATGATGCTATGGACAGAGCCTCTGCTATACAATTAATGAAAGCTATTAATATGGCAAGGAAGGCTGGCGTTTCTGATGAGTTTATAAATGTTGCAGCGAACTTTGTTCAAGGTATTAAAAATACAGCTAGTGCTCAAAGACAAGCATCTATTGTTAAAAGTTTTGAAAAAGAAGGTGTCATGGATGACCAGGGTAACGATACCCGATCAATCATGAAAGTTGATGGTAATAACAAGGCTAGAGTAATTAACTTGTTTACTGAGCCTAATAAAGAAGTTGATTTTCAAAACAAAGAAATTATTGATGCTAGAATTGAAGCATTTAAACAAAGAAATAAATGGCAAATGGCTGATGGTAAGACTAGAGCTTTAGGATATGAAGAATCATTCCTTGTAGATACCTTATTATTGTCTAGTTACCATAAAGGTAAAGACTTATCTAAGTTAGATGACTATCAAAAATTACCACCTTCTATGAAAGATATAGTTGACCCTTTAATTAAAGAAATAAAACTTGGTGGTAGTGCTACTTTGTTTGAAAAAACAGGTCTTAACTCTAGTTGGGTTAATGATACGGCTGTTGCTGAGTTTCTAAGGGAATATAGCAAACAGTTTGATTATAAGGAAAATGTCAAATTCTCTGATGATATTGATTATAATAAAGCTTTGAATGAGGATACTAAGAGTCCAGAGCTAGAAAAGATTGCTCCAAGCGATGTTTTTGAAAAAGACTATGAAGGTATTATTGAAGTCAGAGACCGTTTAAAAGATATGGGTAAAGTAAAATTAAGCGATTTCGAAAGGAAAATGGTAGATAAGCTTATAGGTCACTTAAACTATTATCATAACAGTTTGGGCAACACAAGGTCCTTAAATCAAATAGTAAGAGGGTTAACTCGTAAAAACTTTGACGCTATGGGTGTAGAGGACTATAGAGTAGTTAATCAGTTTTTTGATGATCTTAGAGCTGGTACTGTCTTTACTAAAGCAGGCGCATTAACAAAAGATAATATTGTTAAGCTAGCTAAGCGTCACTGGATGTTATTCCCTAAAACAGTATCCAGAGAAATGATGGTTAAAGATTTTGAAATATTTACCCAACAAGGTAGGTTTCAAAATTATAAAGGTGAATGGGTAAGGGGTAATGTAGGGAGGCCTACACATACTATAGAAAATATTCAGTTTGTTCTAGGTAAAGTAGAAGCATTAGCTATTAAAATGGATGAAGAAGAAAGTTCTAAGCTTGATGAGTTATTAAAAGCTGAAACTGGATATGAGTCAATTCCAGATAATATGGGACAGTTATTTTCTCAAATTGCTACTGCAAGAAAAGATTTAAGAAACTTTTTAGATACTAATTCAAACAAAGCTCCTAATTATCATGTTAATAAAAAGATTTATGAACAAAACTTAAAAGAAGCTGAAGAATTGGCTGACTTTAGTAATACTAAGGGTACAGAGTATGCCGTCAAGACAGCAACTGGTACTTGGAGAAGAAGTGGTGAAAAGGTTGTCCAGTCTATTGACAATACTATTACTAATAGAGCTATAGAGACTTATGGATGGGTAGCTGGTAAACATTATAAGTATGATCCAGCAATAGGTAAACATGTTAGAGATTTAAGTGTAGCAGACCCTTTAGATCAGTTTGTACGATATAAAGATAAAAAGAAAACTAAAGTAGACTATTGGTTTGGTAATGAATCTTTACCAAAAATTAAAGCTGATGAGTTCCGTTCTTATATTATGGATATAATGAAAAAAGGGGACCTGCTTGATATGGGTATTGGTTTAGATAACCTTAGAAAAATATCACGTTCTATTCAAATAGAGCAAGTTTACAAGCTAAGGGATCTAAGCACTGATGCTAAACAAAAGTCTTTATATAATGAGTTGGCTAAAAATTTAGGTAAAGCTAAGTATGGAAGAACAGGTCAGTTTAAAGCTAAGAATTATCATCCTCATTTCATTCAAAATAAAGCAGTAGCTCAAAATGCTATGGAAGCTGCAATTAAAGAGATTAATAAAAAGACTGGAATAGCTGATGAAATAAGAGAAAAAGAGATAGCTAGAGTAATATTAAGATACAAGTCTATGACAGGTGATTGGATTGTTAATGATGTGGCCGAGAGTAATATGTTGGATGGTGCTTACAGAGAAATTGCAGAGAGAAGGAAAGGTCAACATTTAAAGCAATTAGAATCAGACCCTATATCTGGTAATATGATGTCACGTTCTATTCATTTACCAGGTTGGAACAGAGATATTGGTTCTTGGGATATATATCAAAAGAATTTAATCGATACTTTCTACAGACAAATTGGTCAAATAATTTCAAAACAGATGTTAAATGACTTTAATGATAGAGCATCTCAAACTTGGAAGAACCCTGAGCAGGTTAAAGCATGGAATAGTTATATCTATGATTATATAACACGTGCTATGGGCTTTCCTTCCAAATTACCAGAACAATGGATGGATGGTCCAGAGGCTGATATTATGAAAGTTAAAGGGACTCCTTATGCTTGGTTTGCTGATAACCATGTTAAAGATATGATAAATAGGATACGTGGTAAATTTGGCTTTAAAGATGATCCTAAGTTGCCTGATGAAATAAAAGGTGTTGATGAAATGGATATTAGACACTGGTCTAATCTTGAAGCTAAATATCAGATGGCTACATTGCTTGCTCACCCTAAATCTGCTGCAGGTAATATATTTGGTGGTACTGTACATACTATACAATCTACAGGTTGGAGAAATTTCTTAAATGCTAGAAGTGTTGAACATTGGAGAACACATATAGGAAATGAAGCTAGTAAATGGAAGTCTAAAGAAGATATAGAACGTTGGGCTATTAGCCATGGTGTTGTTCCTAACTTTGTACTTTATGAGGCTGGATTAAATCCAAACTTTAAATCTGGTAAATATAAAAGATTTTTAAAAGATGCTGAGCTTTTACTTAAAAAAGACCCTATGGTTAGAGATGAAAGCCTTATTAGTCTAGCTAAAAAACATCAGATTAGTGAAGCAATATTTCAAAAGGCTGCTTGGTTTATGAGAAGGCCTGAAAGAGCATTAAGGCGTGACGCTTTTGCTGCTCATTATCTACAAGCAAGAGAGCTTTATGGACATTCTAATATGGGTTTAAACGATCCATTATTAATTGAAATGGCTAAAAAAGGTGTACAGGCTACACAATTCTTATATTCTGCTCCATATAGACCAGCATTTAGTGCAACAGCACTAGGTAAAGTTATGACAAGATTCCAAACATGGGCTTGGAACTCTGTTAGATTTAGAAATGATATATATAGAGAAGCTAAGCTATATGGTTTTAGAAGAGGTACTCAAGAATTTGAAAGATTTAAAAGGCAAACTATAACAGATATGTTTGTTCTGGGTATGTCAAATGTTTTTGCATACTCATTGTTCGAAACAGCTATGCCTCAACCTTATTCATGGTTCCAAGATACTGCAGATTGGATTTTTGGAAATGAAGAAGAAAGAGACAGAGCATTTTTTGGCAATTGGCCAACTGCTGTTGCTCCGCTCCAGATGGTTACTCCGCCAGGCTTGCGGTTGGCCCCTGCCTTATTTAATTCGATGTTAACTAATGATTATAGTAGGTTAACTGATTATTATATCATGACAATGTTTCCTTTTGGTCGTATAGCTAGGGATTTTAAAGGCGTTGTTCAAAACCCATTTTATACAATAGAAAAAGCTACTGGAATACCTTATATACAAATGTCTAGAGAAATTAAAAAGGACTTGGATGATGAAGATAACCTTATCTCATGATTATTTTTCTGAGTCAGATTCTATTGATATACCAGTTTTTTATTGCGCTGAGCAATACGATTATATAACTTCAGAAGACAATAACAATAACCAGAAGTAAAGTGCCTCCTAAGCATTAGATGCAGGTTCGATTCCTGCCGAGGGTACTATTACTTCGCTACTAGGAGTAATATATGTCTTTTGAGCATGTCATCCCATTTAAAGAACAATTTTTAGCTGCAGATCACGGTTGGTCGCCTAATACTAAAGGAATATATCAAAAAAGCCTTAACCGATATGCGCTTGATGGTTTTCCAGATACTAACTATAGAGCAATGATTATTAGATGCTTAAATAGGCTTAGTAAATGGTGCTTAGAGGAAGGATTAACAGATAATCATGTTCCTATGACAGGTGGGAATAAATTTACCCATAAAACGCGTGTTTTTAATGATGAAGAGTTAAAAAAAATATTGAACCTAATAACTCCACTACATTTCCAAGAAATGGTGAGGTTTATATATTATACTGGTGCCAGGCAATGTGAGGTACGTTCTTATGACTTTGAAAACCATGGACATTATATTAAAGCTAAGAGTAAGGGAGAGGATAGGCTTATTAGAACAAATCAACAAGCTCAAGAAGTTTTACAAAGAGGAGAGAAGTGGAAATATACTGCTTGTACTGCAAGTAGAGCTTTTAGGGACAACATGAAAAAATTAGGTATTAAGGGAACATTGCACGACTTAAGGCGTACGTTTGGAATCAAAATGATAAAAAAAATAGGTATCTATGAGACGTCCAAATTACTTGGACATAAAAGCGTAACAACAACTGAGAAACACTATGCTCCCTTAATGGCTATTGACGTTGATGATTTTGTTTTATAAGGGGTGAATTAACACCCCCTATAAATTTGCCTCTTGGCTGAGGTCTACATAGAGTTCGGCTCATTTAACTTTGTCAGTTTGACCATCAGGCTTGTATGCCAGATAGATCTCATAGTCACCAAATCGTAGTTTAGAATGGTCCATATTAAGATATTTAACTTCTACATCAGTCCCTTGTTTAGGGCTTCCGTTCATATCTTCCAGACTCTCTAATATACGACATCCTACTAGAAATCTCCAAGCAATAAGTCCCATGTTGCCGTTGTCAGCCTTCATGTTTTGCTCTATATATTCCTCCGCATCTTTAAGTGGTTTTATTTCCTTCATTATCATATCCTTCCACTTTGAATCTATCAGGTTCTGACTTCCATTCGTCTTTATATTTCTTAGCCAAATGGTGTTCAGCGCTAACTTCTTTATCTATTGAATTTCTTTCATCTTCAATATCATCTTGATCAGCCATTCCCCATAAAAGGGTTAGATAGACTATTATATCAACAATTCGACCTCTAACATCTTCTCGTTGACTTTTATGACCTTTGATATACGATTGTATTCCATCGATATGCTTAAATACATATGTCATTAGAATAGTCTCACGACTTAAGTCTTGTAACCTTGCAATTCTTTCAAAGTTTGCAAAGCAATTATCCTTGTCGTGAGCGTATTCCTTCTGACCAGCTAATCGTATTTTTCGAACCTCATTGAATATATCTTCTAGAAGTTCATTGTGTTCTGCTAGTCGCATTTGGGATTCCTCCATGTTAGTTCGCGATAAACATAATCATAGACCCACCAACATTTGCCGTTGTTTGATACTGATAAAGCGGCCTTCTTTGCTCTTTCTATAACAGACAATCCTTGATATTCTGGTAAAAGATTGGTGCGTCTTTCTTGTGGTTTGTTGTCTCGCATTCTTATTTTTGCGTTTTCAGCATCACTTAGATTTACTAGTGTTGCCATATTGTACCCCCGTTTCTCTTAACGATAAGATATATTTAATTGCCTCTTCTTGAGTAAGTATGAAGTTATAGCTAAACAATTCTTTTATCTCATCTATTGACATTGTTAAAACGGCAAATCACCCTCCGTGTCGTCAGTGTCTATGCCGTCGGTCTTCAGATCATCTTCTTTTGCTGATACTGCAAAGAATAATGATTTATCAGACCCTTTTTCATTTAACCACCCAGCTACACCTATTGATGCACCTTTCGGTATTGTTTGATCTATTGTGATATTGCCTCTAAAATGAGGTTGTTTATTTTGTTCTGTAGCGTCTTTATTCGCGTACATTGTTACTTTTCCTAACTTGATAAAAGCCATGAGCTCTCCTTTTTTTTGTTTTTTGTTTTACTAGTAATGTTTGATTGTTTTGGGTAGCTTGCAGTACTATTGAGGGTTAGTGTCGCTAAAAGATGAGACACTGATATATTGCGTAGTGGAGAAAGACTAAAGGGCTCAGGTCCTTGTACATAGTTAGATTCCTCAATAGTTTCTTCTACGCACAGGGTTCCAGAGCCCTTTTTACGTTCTTGATATTGCGTCTGAGATGCAATAAAGCTATTAATTGGGGGAGATTGCCGCATCGCAGGACTTAGCGACACTAATCTCCTAAAGTGCGCTTTCTCCCCCTCTTGTGATATTGCGTCTGAGATGCAATAAAGCTATTAATTGGGGGAGATTGCCGCATCGCAGGACTTAGCGACACTAATCTCCTAAAGTGCGCTTTCTCCCCCTCTTGTGCTAATAGAGCAAATTTAACTATTGTTAAATAATTAGTCAATATACCCTGATGCTTCTTTAAAAGTTGCTTCATCGAACTTTTCATTATCATTCTTCAGATGCACTATTAATGATTCCATTATTGCTTTTGTCGCTCTTTTGTGTAATACTATATGGCCTTTCATTACTGCTGCCATTAACTCGTAATCTTTTTTTGTCATGATCACCGACTCCTTTAATTTCCTCCAACGGGGGAATAGTTACATCTCAACCATCTGTATATCCACAATATGGACATCCAAAGTTGCAAGCTGCAGCTGAGATAAATTTTTGACAAGCCATGCACTTTGTCATTTTATATTTAGCCATTGAAAATAATCCAACCATTCTTTAGCATATCTAAAGTGTCTTCGTTTATCTTTACGTTTTCTTTAAACTTGCCTTCAAGATTGTGTGCGCTAACCATTTTAACCTCTATGGTCATTCCATAATTATCTGGAACTAGTTTCATATTTTTCAATTTAAATACTCTGTCTTTATAGTTAATACTCACGCTTTTCTCCTTTTCTATAAGAAACTGTGTAGGACTTTTAGAGTTTTTATTTTATTAGGCTTTATTATCCCCTAATTCTCTGCAACTTCCAGCCAGTCAATCCCGACGAATGACCAATCACTTAGTCACCTGTATCTTTTGCCTACACATTTCTTATACTTTTAATTAAAGACCAATTTCTTTCAGTCTTTTGTCTATTTTTTTCCTTAAATCATCAGGAATTGTATCAAAGTGATCCATTAAATAATTATACGCTGTATAATATTTAAGCGCTCTTGCGACCGCTATCGACAGATCCTTCTGATAAAACTCTAGTTGCTTCAGAAGTTGCTCTTTTGACATCTGCTTTAATTCGTTCCTGGTGCTTTTGTTTTTTGACATAAGCTTCTCCTCTAGTTTCAGGATAGTGCTGCTGACACTTTCTGCGTGATCTTGATATATTAAAAGCAGAAGAACAAACTCCTTCTTTCCAACATCTCATTAGTTCTTTAGCTGTCATTTTAGATATATCGCGTGCAGGCTTAGCATTTTTAAGTTGCCAAGCCCATATTGCGTATATCAAATCAACATCACTGTTTGATAGTTCGGGTTTTGCTACTATAAACCCTCTAACTACATTTACCATGTTAACTCTCATTTAAAATCATCCCCCTTTGCTAATTTTCTTAATACATAACGTTTCATGTTGTCAGGCCTAGTTTCTAAAAACTTTAACAATGATTTGTATTCTCCATCTGTTAAATGACCTTTTCTAGTATTACATCTTTTACAAATTATGGTGAGATTTTTAGGAGTTGAATCGCCCCCCAAAGAAAGAGGATACATATGGTCGCATACAATGTTAGATACCACAAGTACATCAGGGCAGTACCTACACTGCTTCCCATAAAACTTAAGAAACAAACTTCTAATTTGTTCCAGGCTAATATCAAATACGACTTCATATTCTTTGCTCCTTTTCTTTAGAGAAGATTTTAAGGTAGAGGTTTTCTTCATAAGTCTATGGAAGATTTTTTTAGCGAAATGCCCGTGGTGTTTCTTTAACACCTTTGAAAATTTGTCTTCCCATGACTTAACAGCTCCTCTACGTACTATGTTCTTTTTGTATGCCACATTTTGCCCTCCTTATATCCAGGCAAAACTCAGAAATGTATTAAACTTTAGAAATTTGAATGATATAGTAATAGATGTTTCATCATCTTGTTCTACTTTACTAAAACCAAATCCTATCGTTTTAAATAACAATATCATCATAGCACCATCATTTTTCGTTATCTGTATCATTAAGACCTCCTTACACGTTTAGCTTTTTCTATTCTAAAACCAGAAATACCCATACCATTTTCTGCTGCTTCAATAGCCTCTTTTCGAGCCTTTTTCTTATCGATTTCTACTTTATAACGTTTGTAGTTATCGCTTATAGCATCTTCATCAGTAACTTGTAATGGCCCCCAGGTTTCAAACATTTTATACCTAGTCGTGTCAGTTTGGAATACACCATCATTACCACATGTTTCTATGATCATTGGTAATAGTTGTTTATTAAAATATTCCTCTGTTTTCTCAATAGACTTCTTTCTATTTCTTAAACGAGTTATTTCAGTCATGTAAGAATCGATTTCTGCCTTTATGAGGTCTTTACTTTTATTCATTTCAACTATCATATAGTCGATACCGCTTGTTTTATTAGCGATAAGGCTTTTGACTTTTTCAATCGAGTCATCAATGAGAGCCAATGGACCAGGATTATCTGGTTCCATAAGCTCTTGATTGTCTCTATCGATTTGAAGGTCAATTAAAGAACTTATTAAGTCCTTTGTGGTTGGTTTACTCATACGTCCTCCGTAATCTAAAAGAAGGTGTCCATTCTAATTTTGCATCGAATAGTTCACCGTCTGTGTTTTTGAATAACTTAATTTCCTTAACAGATGATTTTGCTTGTCCATTAAGGCCAATTACTTTTCTAGAAGCGTTTTCTATTGCTCCAGAACCTTTACCAGCATATAAGTCAAGCACTTCGTTTCTGCTGTACTCTCTACTTACCTGCGATACTTGTACTATTATAACATCTAGATTAACAGCCATACTTGATAATCCGTGAGAAATATATTTGATTTGTTCATACTCACCTTTTACATGTGGTGGTGTTTCAACTAAATCAATATAATCTACGATTACCATAGATGGATTTAATTCTGATATTTTCTTTTGTATCTGCTCTAAAGTAGGGGGGACAGTCTGTACGTTTATGTGCTTTACTTTGTCTGCTACTAATGGATATATCGATTGATAGTCAGCCGTGACTGATTGCTTGCTTTGATTTGCAGCGATTTGTAATGATCGTCTGTGCATATACCAACCTGCAAGCTCTAATGATAGATATAACGTAGGGACTTGGGCATCGACATTTATCCTGTCATTTAAATGGTCGTATCCTAATGCAATATTGTGAGCTAAAGTAGTTTTACTACTACCAGTGGGCCCAAATATTGTAACTAGATCTCCAGGATAAAAGACACAATCTTCTTTTACACCTAGTTGCTTTGAAAACTCATAGCATCTACCTGTAAAATCAGTTGTAAGTCTGCTTTCTAGCTCTTTTTGCATATCTTTAGCAGTTAATACCTCTACAGAATAATCTTTCCTTTTGTAGTAAATACATTTAGGATTACAAAGATTAGACATAAGTTCGTCATTGCAGCCATATTGGTATCCTTTGTTATAAGCATACTCAACATTAGTTACTACTTCCTGATCATTTAGTTGTCCATCGTTCCATTCTAACATTGCAGCTTTCGTTGCAACAGAAGGGACACCATGTCTTCTAAAATGAGATATTATTCTGAGCATTGTTTTGTGTCTTGAACCTTGTTGTGGTCCTTGATTGTACATTGCTTGTATGCATGTTGCGACTTTTCTTGGTTCCATCACTTTACCCATTTTACGCGTCATCGATACTTCACTTACTTTTAAATCTTCCAATTCGCCATCTCCCATAAGCTCTGTATATGGAAATTCGTATCTTGGAGTCTTTGCTAAGTCGTGAATTTTCTGCCATGCGCTTGACATGATTTCATTATAGGTCAGTGGAATCTTATATAGTCCAGTCTTTTTGTTGATCGTATGTGCTACACGATAAAGTCCTGTTCTCATATAAACCATAGAGTCAATTTCTGGAAATAACTTCATCATAGTTTCTTTCACATGAAATGGTAACTCTTCACAAGGATTAAAATTGAAAACTGAATTTGGAATTACTATATGGTATCCAGAGCCAGAGAAATATACCCGAAATGCCGTGTCAGGAACGTCTAACTCTGCTGTAAGCGAATAAACAATAGATTGACATCTTTTGAGAGTATAATCATCTGTATTTTGCTCTCTGTCAATATCAATTAATATATTATCTATAGCCCTGGAACCATAATAATTCCTTAAGCTGTTGTTGTTTGAATCTGCAAAATCAACAGCCGAATGATCATATAAATACATAGATCTGTATAGTGGTATCCCATTCATATGACTTGTTAAGTCACTCTTTGGGATTAAAACCCCCCGTTTCCGAGGGGTTTCTTTCGCTATTTCTATATATTTATAGGTTTGCAATATCAATATTTCCAGTTGGTAATGATCCTGTACCATTCATTTGTACAGATTGAGCTGGATTATTCATATCTTTAGGAGCCTCTTTTAAGAATCCTTTAGATTTCATGAAATTGATATAGCCTTGCAGTTCTTCTTCAGACTTAGCTGATACAGCAAGTACTTTATTATGTACTCTAGTATAAGCTTGACCATTCTTAGCTAACTCTTTATAAACATAAATTGTTAGAGAAGTACCAATGTATTGGTTTAAATGAGCCACAATATCATCTATTGGTTTTTCATTTTCATCAACCCATTGTCCTAATTGGTTTGGTCCACCCATTTCACCAACAGCATCAAATAGATGTGTAATCTTCTTTAAAAGACTACAATCTTTTATGTTGCCATTAGGCTCTTTATCAAAAGAACCTGCAACTGCCATTCTTCTTGGGTAATCTGAACCTTCCACAGTGAACTCAACGTTTAAATAAACGTCTGCCCATGCATATTTAGAAGATTCATCGGTAATTGCTGATATAGTACCTGTTTTGATACCTAACCAGTCACCACCACCACTTTTCTTAATTTCTGATCTCATTATTGCCATTATTTATCCTCCTTATAGGATTTTATTTCATTGATTATTGTTTGATAATTAAAAGGTAGTACTTTATTTGCTAAAGGCTTTAATCGTGAGCCAACCATTCTTTCATCATAGCCTTCAAATGATACTTCATAATCTTGACTTGATTTATTTATTGTTGCATATCCGATTACATCTGCTTTAGCGCATAATACTCTACCTAGTCCGCTTGGTAGGGAAGGGGCTAATTGTGCTTTATCATCAGTCATAGCTGTTTGCTTTGCATGTGATATAAGAATAAGATTACCGCCTACTTTCTTTAAGAAATCTTGAAGTTTCTTAACTATATCTGCGTTCTTTTTCTTAGCTGCAGCCCAATCTGCTCCCCATGAGCCTTCACCCATATTTTCAATACCTTGGTCAGCTTTAACAACATCTTCAATCCAGCTATTAACTTGATCTATAGTGTCTATAACCACTGTATCATAAGGGTATTCGTCCCAGTTTTTCATTAAATCAGCTAGTATTTCTGCTAATGAATAAACATGACATTGCTTACCTTTATCTGGTCCACCTCTGTAATAAAATCCCCTCTCATTTGTGGGGACTATTTCTATTACTTCTGCACCATTTTTAGTAACTGCAACACCATCTTTCATTTGCACCCTTACTGGCGGGTTTAATGCACAGCATGTAACAACGTTAGCTTTATCTACAAAGTCTGCTCCAAGGTCAGTATCAATAACTAATACTCCTTCTGAACCTTTTGGACTCCAAGATGAGGCTTGTGTTGTTTTGCCACTTTTTGGTTGGCCTATGAAATACCATGTAATACCACCTGGTAAATCATCAGACCATTGGTTTTTGATTTGATTTACTTTTAACATATATCTCCATTTTTAGAGACACCTATCCCAGTGTAAGAGTTGTGGATAGGATAGTAGGGACAGATGTCTCTGAGTTAATTGTAGACGCAGTTACATACGTTGTTTCTTAAACGAAACTACGCTACACTTTTTTCTATTTTTTCTGAGGGTTTTACGAGATGTTCTCTACGCAAACTCACAGGACCTAACGACCCCCAAATGTACGCATAATACAATCTATTTTGCAAGACATTAAATGCCTGTGAGAGGCCAAATGATGCTGCTAGACTACCACAAAAGATTGTGTGTTTTGCTGTACAAGGATCGTCTGCGATAGAAGAAGAAGGGACATAAGAATCCATGAAATAATCGTTCTCTCTTGTAACGGTTATTATCTCATAGCCTAATGCCCCCATTCTCATATCTATTAAGAACTGTCTATCTGGGTTTTCTTTCCATTGGTTGTATACAGCAAGTCTACATTCCATGTTATCAGGAGTTAGAAATACTTTATTTTCCAATGGCATCCCAGTTTGCCAGAATTGAGGTCTCATTTTTACAGTAACTTTCTTATTTATTCTTTTAAGAGTAATTTCTGCAGCTGCTACTTTAGGTTGATTTAAAAATCCTTCAGGCCATGATGTTGTGGATAAATTGTGTTCCTCTAACATATCAGGGTCCCAGACTGTTATCTTTTTAAATCCCATTATTGCAGCGTTCTGTAGTAATGCAGAGCCAATACCACCAGCTCCGATCACTGTTATCTTATCTAGCCTTGATTGGTCGATAAGGTCTTTGTTACGCAGGTATCGGTCTGCCATATTCGTCTACTCCTATCTTTTTCAGTTTCTTATTTAACTGTGTTTTGGTTATCTTACCTCTTTCATAGTCCATCATCACGTCGTCAAACTCATCGAATAGATCCCAGCTATACATTTCTTCTTGTTGTCTTTTATTTAAGCCACTATAAGAAGCGTTATAACTAAGCGCGTCAATATGTTCTTCGTATCTGTCTTGTTTTGTTTCTTTTTGTTGGCCTTTTTGTTGGCCTTTAGACACATAGCTACCAAACAACTGTGCTTGACCTATATTGTTATATTTATTCTGTTTGCCACGTTGATAAAGCGCCAATGTGTTTGGTTCAGCTTTCTTATTCTTTTTAATAAAAGCTGCTTGTTCTTTCCATGACTTTTCTACATGATAAACTTCTTGTACTTCAATATCATCTATTTCTTGAATATGGACTTGACCAAACTGATCGGGGTATGAAACACCAAAATGCCATTCTTTATCTTTCTTTGTTGATACTACTAATGAATAATAAAAGTTTTCATTAGCACCATCTATACATTGCTGCTCATCAGTCCCAGAGTAAAATGCTCCCATGTTATGATGTGAATGTATATTTCCCTGTACCCAAGATTTACCTATTTCTGGATGCTTTTTCCTTAGTTTTGAATATATTTTAATAAGGTCTTCGCCATCCCAATCAGTATTACTATGCGTACCTAAGTCTAATGGGTGCCAATATTCTAATGTTATAATCGATGGAAAACCTTCTTCATCTTTAACATGAGAATACCAAGCTGGGCCTGACCATTCAACATTCTTAAATGTTTTCAGAAAATAGCGTACCTTGTCCAATTGAGTCGGGGATATTACTAATTTCGGGTCTGTTGAGCTCATTAATGAACCTCCTTTTATCTTTTTCTAGTTGTTGTATAGCGATATTGTATGCATGCTTTTTAATTCTACTAAACTCTCGTTTTACCTCATCTTCATTTATACTTTCTTTAGTGTTGTTTAAGTATGTTTTAGCACTAGCTAAATGAGGTGACTTTTTTCTTAGTAGTATTAAGAAGTTTGATAAATGATGACCTAGATATTTTAGTTCTAATCCAAATCTATTCCTTTCTCTTCGATTAGAATAAGGATTCACATAATATCTTTTAACTTTTGACCAAAGAACTTTAGTTTTTTCGTAATGCTCATCATCTATTCTAGAAGTATATCTAGTATTTACCCTGAAACTTCTATCAGTTTTAGTAGCATATAGGATTGTAGCCATTTCTTTCAGCTCTTTTAGTACTTTAGGACTCATATCACCTTCATATTGAACTTGCAAAGACATAAGAAATATTCTTACAAATTCAAAAGCTTGATATAATGGTAATTCTCCTATAACTATAGCTGCTTTTACATATCCTAACACTTTTAAAACCTGGTCATCACCATGATCTACTACTCCTATGCTGTGATAATCTTTTAAAACAGGATATTTAACTTTCTTTACCCAATTTTTTAAAAGATGCCTTTCTTGACCTTTGATTTCAATCTTTGTCCAAGCTGTTAAGTCTTTAGGCCAATTCCACCTCATAGGATCATATGCTATTTCTCTTATTGATGTTGCATTAAGTTCGTTTTCAGTTTCTCCAGAAAATATTTGACGAATTTCCTCATAACTCTGTAAGTGTCCAGACATTTCAAATATCTTGTATTCTAATCCTTTACTATATGTGCTTCTACCATTATATGCTGATAAATAAGCTCTCATAATTGAAAAGAATTGAATAAAGTTATTAGCTGTAAATGCTGTCTGTAAATCTCCTTGAAAACTTCCTAAACAGGGGATACCACTGCTTAAATGAGGATGTACTGCATCTACTACTACTTCATTACCATCTTCTGGTTCTATCATAGTATAAAAGTGGTAATTTGGAACACTGTCGACTATGTTTACACTTAACCAGTAGTCTCCCAATTGGAGGTGTGGTCTGTATTTACAAACAATATCCTTAAATCTTATGAGTATTTTATTTTCTTTTACGATATTGCTGTCATCACTGTCTCTATCATATTGGATAACATCTAATTCGTACTCTTTTATCTCATATTTTTTAGAAAGATAGGTTGCTTGATTTTGTAAACTCATCTCAGGTGTTATTTCTGGTAGATTATTGTGCCATTCTAATAATAAATCTTCCATTTAACCTCCTTGGTTAGAGAAGGGGAGTAGTGCGCTAGATGTCTTAGTAGGGATATAAGGTCGTTAAGTCCTCATATAATACCCATACTACTCCCGTTCTGATTTCAATTGCCGACGACTATTTTCCTGACTTATTCTTAGCTTTCATGATTACAATAGTATCACCTTCTTGTAAGTTCATTGCAGCTGTAGTACGTCTTTCTTCACCATCATCTCCAGTTACTTCAATGATAGCTTCGCCTTGATCAACTTGATACTCTCTAAGTACGTCAGCTAACTTTGCGAATGATCCTGATTCAAATGTACCACCTCTTGTATATGATGATACTTCTACGTTTACTGTGTTATTTGCTGGCATAAATGCCTCCTTTTTTTTATTTACAGGTTTAAGTCCTTCTTGGACGGTTTTATTTTCATCATTTTGTAAGCTTCTAACTTTACTTTTAAGAAGTTTACTTGCTTACCAAAACCATTGTTGATCTCAATAGCTTCCTTTGTTTCGTAGTGTAAGTCTTTATTTATTATGGACTTTAAGACAATCCTGTGATCTTTAGCCATTTCTGAAAAATCACTGTAATCACTATTGTCTGATCGTTTGTTTGCCATTAATCCTCCTTTAGTATTCTTTTCATATGTAATTCCTGTTTTTTAGCTTGCACTAATTGTTCAGGAATGTCTTTTGGCTTTAGAATACTATTATCAGCCATAAGTCGTTTGATATAAGGGCCTTTCATCTTTTTTCTATATGATTCTTGAATATTCTTATAATATTTACTGTGCTTCTTATACTTTTCTCTAGCTTTCTCCAATCTATCGTCACAAGCACTACATATAGTGTAGTCTGCTAAATGTGATAATATATCTGGTAGTTGTCTTGGCTTTGTACCATTACATTTGTTTAAACATTTAAGGCATTTCATAGTCCTAACCAGTCTAAGACATAGAATACTATAAAATACCATATGATGATGCTAAATAGAGCCAT